TATCTTGAAGACCAGCCATATTAGTTTCAATATCAGACGGAGTTCTTGTAGCATCCCTAACAGCCTTAGCAGCAAGGATTTTACTACCTTTATTTAGAATACTAGAAGCACTTTTAGATATTACATTAGAAAGACCTGCTAAAGGTAAGGCATCATAAGGAGTATCAGAATCTTGATATGCTTTATGTTTAGCACCAGAGTCATTAGCAATTTCATTCAAACGTTTTAATTGTCTAGGATTTAAACTACTTACAAAAGTTTTATTTTGCAGTTTTTCTTTAGCAACAGAAGCAGCTATATCAATATCTTTATTAAAAGCATCTCTTTTTTCTTGAAAGTATTTCTCACCTTTTTCAAAACCACCAACAATAGCAGAACCAAAATCCTGTACAACTTCTAAAGGAGTCCTATCATTAAGACGATCTAAAAAGATTTGTTCTCTACGCTCTGCTTCAGTTTGAGGCTTAGGAGGAACAGGTGCAGCAGGAGGAGCTCCAGGAGCAGGAGGTACTGCAGCAGGAGCACCAGCTGAACCATTAGGTTGAGGCTGATCAGGATATCTAGCTTTAAAATCAGCAAGTATAGCAGCAGCATTATAGCTAGGATTCTTTAATGCAATTTGAGCATTTGCAAAGTCTGCTTCATAAGTTGTTTTAGTAGCTCCAGGAGCAGTAGTAGACGTAGTTGAACCTTGTGGAGCATTTGTAGTAGTAGTAGCACCAGTAGACCACGTAGTAGGAGATTCATATCCAGTGTATACACGTTCCCCTGCAGCCATCTGCATATTACCTATCTCTTGAATCTCTTTCTTAATTTGTAATATATTAGCATTAGTTATATTTTTATTAGTGATTCGTAATGCTTCAGACAATAAAGGTGACTTAGCTGGATCAGTATACATCGCTAAATTATCTTGTTCAATCTTAAGTCTATCAACTAAAGTATCAACTGTTTTAGTTAAATTTTTATTATACTCTACTTTGTCTTGTTGTCTATATTTATTGAAGTCTCGTTTAAATTTATTAGCTTCTGAGATCACAAACTTAGTTTTCTCTTGCTCTAATTTCATTTCTAATTGTTGTTGTTGAGCCTTTATTCGATCTTGTGCTATATCTTCTCTACTTCTAGCAGCACCATTATCTGCTTGTTCTACCATTCCACGTAGAATACCCTTTCTTTCGGAAGGATTAACATTACGATAGGGACGAGCAGCTTCTTCACCAAGTTCTTTTTCAATCATATCAACTTGTATATTATAAAACTGTTCTTGTAATTCAGGAGATTGAGTATCCCAAGATGTAAGAATCCCATTAGCTCCTCTAGCTATTTTTTCAAGAACTTGTAGTTCTCTCTTATTATTAGAGTCTTTAACTTCATTTTCATTAAGAGTCATTTGTTGACTAAGTTGAAGAGATTTCATACGAGCGTCTGCTGCATCTCTAGGAAGACCATCTTCTTCTAAACGATCAGCCATAATACTAAGAGCCATTGCTGGATTCTTTAACTCTTCTGGAGAAAGTGTTTTAAATACAGAGTCCATAATTTGAGCTCTACGTAACTCAGGATCAGTAGACTGACCTCCAAATAGAGTATTAATCTCCCTACCTATACGTCTACCCATGTTTACACGAGAGTTATAGTTTAAAGCCATAGGATCTAACTGAGCATTTAGACGAGTTTTATCCTCAAATGCTTTATCCTGTGTCTTACTAAGAGTTGCTGCAGAAGGACCAAATACACTGTCCCATTCTCCAGGCATTAGTTGATTAGCTTGTGCCATAGTTATTAAGCTCTCTCATAGTTAGAATTGTTAAAGGAGTCAAAAGACTGAGAATCAGGTAATGGATTAAAGTCTGGAGTTCTTCCCCAGATCTTACCCCAGTCTACAGTTCCTATTTGATCTAATGCACCACTCCAAGTATCTCTACTAGTAGCTTGATTATATAATTGATTACCCCAGTTTTGTTGGTTAATAGCTTTATTATATGCAGCAGCTTCATTATTTAATTGACCTGCAGTACTACCCATATTAAGACCTAGAGCCATAGAGTTAGCACCTAAAGCTTCAATATTAGAACCCATACCAAATAGAGTATTAGCTGTATCATACGGTTGAGTTAAGTAACTTTGACCTAGACCATACATAGCGTTAGCTCTTTGTAGAGTTTCACCTTGTATTGCACGAGCTCTGTCTTCAGATGCTACAGCAAGTCTACTATTCTCTTGTTCACGAGCCTTAGCTAAAGCAAACTGTTGAGGATTCACATAACCACCCTCCATACCAACACCAGCACCAAGAGTACCTTTACTAAACATTAAATCATTTAAACGACTAGACTCAGCTTCACGAGCTGGATTTAACAAAGCTATTTGACTATTTAGATAGTCTTGAGTCATAGCTCCAATATCCATATTTGTAGCTTCACCAAATAAACCTTTAGCATAGTCTATATTTTGATAAGCATAAGCTGGATCAGCAGAGTCTAAGGCAGCAGTAGCTCCTCCATACATTCTATCTCTAAAAGACTGTAGTCTAGGATCTAGAGAATAAGTTGCAGTTTTGTTAGCTGCATCTATTTTAGAGGTACCAAAACCAGTAGTTACTCCATAAGGAACAAATCCAGGTGCTTGTGCTGAAGTAGCACTACCTCCACCACCACCACCTCCACTATCAAGTGAACCAGCTACACTACCAGCAGCAGTAAGCCAAGGTTGCCCTGTAACTTTACCAGCAACTTGAGCTATCTTACCTATTGATTTAAGTAATCCCATTTTCTTTTACCTTTTAAATTTAAGCAGTACGAGTCCACATATAAACTACAACATACGGTTGAAGGTTAGCATTAGTGGCACTTACACCAGCAGATGCCACAGTAGTTGATACAGAGATACCAGTAGTAGCAGAATCATTAATAACAGTATGAGAGTTTACACCACCATTATAAGCTGGGAAGTAATTACTACCATTAAAGTTACCTGTAAAACCTTGTGTTGGGTGATTGTGTCCAGGGTCTGATACGCTAGATGTTGCTGTATGCGTGTGACTTACTACAACAGCATCAGCACTACCACCAGTAGCACCACCAGTAAAACCACTACCTGCACCAACTAATACTTTACCCTCACCAAAAGCAGTCCAAGTACCAAAACCAAGAGAGGTTGCTGGATTAGAAGAGCTAGTAGAACTAAATATAGCACCAATAGGAAAAGCTAAAGATAGAGCTGCTGTTACAAAAGCAGTAGTAGCTATCTGAGTAGTATTAGTATTTGCGGCAGCAGTTGGAGCTATAGGTGTCCCTGTAAATGTAGGGGATGTTGTATCTGCCTTACTACTTATAGCAGTAGCAATAGCATTATACTCATCATCAATCTCAGCACCTTTAATAATCTTACTAGGATTACCTGTAAGCAAGGCATCCTTTGTATAGAAGTTTGTTGCTTTTACATAGTTTGCCATTATACCATCTTCCCTGTTTTCAAATATATTGTTAGTTGTTGTAAGCTAACTGGAGCACCTTCAATAGGAACTTCCACACCAAATTGTAATATTTTACCTGACCCACCTAAGTGCATAACAATATCATTAATAGCAATACCAGTAGAGAATTCACCTACATTGTACTCAGCTATGTTATACTCAGAACTACCACCAATAAAGTCTTTTGTAAATGTTCTACTTGTATAGGTTGTCTTATAATCAAACCCATATTTAAATACAACATCTTGTGTACCAGCAGCAATTACTACTACACTAGCTTTCTTTAAGAACTTAAGACTAAATGGCTCACCAGCATCAATATTAGAAGTGTAGTACTCTAAACGATATGTACTTCCATTATCTGTATATCCAGTATATTTACCAATACGTCCAGGCATTCCTAGATATAGATTATTGTCTTTAGTATTACAAAGTGATGATGGTATAAATCCTTCCCATGAAGTTACACGAGCAGCACCATTATCTAATGTTTGACGCAAGTCAAAGTAAAAAGATTGTTTTAAAGAAGGAAGTACTAAAAGATAGAAAGCATCTCTCTCAAAGTAAATACTCTTAATATTATCTAATACTTCACCACCAACATATGTAACTAAGTCATCTCGAATGTTCATAGACAAGTCACGCATAGGCATACTCTTATCTTGTACTACTCGATTTAAACTACGAATACCACTGTGACTAAGGAATATTAAATCAGTACCTGTTTGTTGAACAGTATCTCGAGCAATACAACCAACACCAGTGATTACATCAGATAGAGTAAGATTAGTAGGATCATCTGGATTCGCATAAACAACTATACTCTTTTGACAGAATATAATAAGAAATCCATTGTGTGAGGATATAGCAACAATCTCATCACTACCTCCAACAACAGCTTCTATATCTATTAGTCCTGAACCTGTTCCTGTGAACAAAGCTCCATCTAATAACTGACTATAGAATATAGTAGTCTTAGCTCCAGTTACACCTGCTACCCATTGACGACCAAAGGCAGTGTGAGTACAGTCAGGATCAAAAGTAGTTACACCTGTAGGTTTAGTACCATAGTCACCTACTCGTTGAAATATATAAGCATCCGTATGGTTCTTTTTACGATACACTAAAAGAGGATTACCCTTCTGTGCAGCAAAGCCATACATAGAGCTACCATAACCTGCTCCCTCTTGTAGTTGAGAGAACTGCCATCTATTACCAGTAAAAGTAATAGTTAGGTTTGTAGTTTGATCTGCTTGTTTAACAGGCATCTCTGTAAGAGTGGTAGTGCCTGAGAATAGTTTAAGTGCACCAGCAGATAAGAAGGTAGTTGTTTGATCAGCATTAAAGAACTCATAGAGGGCTTCTATCTTATCTGTATCACCTAGTGTACCATTGTTTGTAGTAACAGCAGTCCAACCTCTACGACTACCTAAACGACCAAACTTATCAATAATACAGTTAATGGCTTTAGTTGCATACCCACTCTCTAATGTAACACCACTCTCCTGAGTATTTAACCCAAGAAAGCCAAGTGCTGCATTACTAAGTGCCTTTAAAGGACCTGCCATTATTGAGGTATCCAAGTAATCTCATCTTGACGATGAGCTGATTCAATTGCAATCATATCTGCAGCAAGAGAACGATATCGTTGTTCTTGTTCAACATAACCACCATCATCACCACGCTCACTAATAGCACGAGCTAATACACCTTCTACTAGTAGATTACCAGGAATTAAGATTTGTGTTGAGTCTGTAGTTAATTCTTGTTGAGGTAATACCACGTTTACACGAATATTATACACACCATCAGGTATAGGGAATATATCTATCTGACTATCACCATTACTATCTACACCGTTAATATTGTAGTATAAAGGAGAAGAATGTTGAACAGTAGACATGAGGAACTGTTGATCGAACCAACGACCACTACGTTGTTCCATAAAGAAGTCATCTGTATC